GCATTTCACGATTTAGATATTTCAGCACAAAGCGGTTCTTCAATGTGCTACAAAATTACAACGCACAATCAAAGTGCAAGTAAAATAACAAGAATTTACGCAACAAGTTTAGGTTGGAGATAAGGTAGGCTACTGTCATGCTATTAGGATTTGCAGCATTTGCAGAAAGACCTTTTTCAACTGTCGCCGATGACAATAGTGTAACTATTACTGCGACAGCCAATACATTAGCAATTAGTATTGGAAATCCAGGAATTTCAGCTGATGCTATTATAGAAGATCCTACGGGTTCTCAAGTTACTCTTGGAATTGGAACGGTTACTTTAACAGCAGATGCTAATGTTACTGGAGTTAAAAACGAACTCGTATTAGGAACGGGAACGGTTACGGTAAGTGCTGGAGCGACTGCTGAGCCTTCTGGAAATAGTGTTGTAATTTCATCAGGAACTGTTACAATCACAGGAACTGCGACGGTGGTACCAACAGGTGCTGAATTAACTTTGGCAACGGGTACGGTCGCGGCGATAACGTGGAGTGAAATACAACCGGGAGCTACAATGGTATGGGTCCCAATAGATCCAACGGACTAAAAATATGGCATCAACTTATTCAACCAATACTCAATTAGAACTCGTTACAACTGGCGAAAAAGCTGGGTTGTGGGGAACGATTACTAATACTAATTTACAAATTTTAGAACAGGCGGCTACAGGTTATGCAAGTGTTGATATGGCAGCAGCTAGTATAACACTTACTTTAACCGATGGAGCAACTTCCAATGGTAAAAATATTTATTTAAGACTTTATGGAACATTAGCAGCCAATCGGACTTTAACAATGCCAGTAACAGCAGAAAGAGTTTGGATTATAAAAGATGAGACGGTGAGAGGAACTTCAAATTATACTTTAGGAATTTTAACAGCTTCTTCGGGTTCAACGGTCGCCGTTCCTCCAGGCGCTGTGATGTTATGTAGATCCGATGGAACCGATACGGTCGGAACGATTCTTCAAAAAGGCTATGCAACGATTACCGATTCTAATTCTCCTTATACAACAGTAGCAGGAGCACAAATTTTTGCTAATACTTCAAGCAACCCTATTACGGTCACTCTTCCCGCTTCACCTTCTGCAGGTGATGAAGTAACCATTATTGATACTAGAGGATCTTGGGGATCTAATAATGTAACCGTAAGTCGAAATGGTAATCCTATCAATACTGCATCTTCTGATTTAACTTTAAGTAATAATGGTCAATCCATAACGTTAGTTTATATAGACGCAACACGTGGTTGGGCTTATAAAACTAACTATACTTCATAGGAGCTAATAAGATGGCTCTTACCTCTATACAATTCGCACCCGGAATAGACAAACAAGATACGGCGATTGGAGCGATCGGTCGTTGGGTCGATTCTGATAATGCAAGATTCAGATATGGTCTTCCTGAAAAAGTCGGAGGCTGGTCTTCTTTATTAACGGATACGATTTGTGGTGTAGCTCGAAAGCAACATTCTTTTGTAGATTTGGATGGAAATAGATATGTAGGAATTGGAACCGATAAGTTTCTTCTTGTTTATTTTGAAGGAACTCTTTACGACATTACCCCTTGGCGTTCTGATAATGCAGGCGCTCAAACCACTTTTACTTCTTCAACTCTATCGACGGATAGTACAACCGTTAAAACGTGTACCATTACAACAACGAGTGCTCATGGTTTATCTGTGGGAGATATGATGGTTTTAGATTCGGTTACACTTCCAGGTGGAACGGGATTATCAGATTCAGATTTTGAAGATAAATTATTTCAAGTTTTAACGGTTCCAACCGATATAACCTTTACTATTGATTCATCGTCTCAAGCGAGTTCAGCTGTTTCCACAGGTGGAAGCATGACCGTTCAACCTTATCAAAGCGTAGGACCTGCCGCTCAAACTTATGGATATGGATTTGGTGTAGGAAATTTTGGTGGAACGATTACTGGAATTGTAGCTAATGATTTAGATGGAGCTTTAAATGCAGACACAGCTGGAACGGGCGGGATCGGAACTTCGGTTACCTTAACCTCCTCTACCGGTTTTCCAACTTCGGGAACCATCGCAGTTGAAAATGAATTAATTACATACACAGGGATTTCTGCCCCCGATTTAACAGGCTGTACTCGGGGAGCTAAAGGCACCGCGACGACAGGAACTTCAAACGGTCAAGC